GCCAACATCAGTCTGGCGCGAGGGCCAACCCATGAGCGATTCGCTGATTGTCAATCTCGCTGACGCGGTGGTGGAGCAGATCAATAGCGCGCCCGAGGGAACGTTCTCGGAAACCTTCACGGCGGCGCGGCACTATCGGCCGGAGTTCGAGCTCAAGGAACTCTCCGAGGTGCGCGTCTCGGTGGTGCCGCGCAAGATCGACATCACGAATATCAGCCGCCAGGCCAACCAGTATGACGTGGCCATCGATGTGGCGGTGCAGAAGAAGGTCAACGCAGCCGACCTGGAGCAACTCGACGCCTTGATGGCCCTGGTCGAGCAGATCGCCGACATCTTTCGTCTGCGAAGGGTGCCACTGCCGGACGGTTCGGCGCTCTGGGGCAAGACGGAAAACGATCCGGTCTTCGCGCCCGAGCATTTGGAGACCAAGCAGGTGTTTACCAGCGTGCTGACGCTGACATTCAGAATTGCCAGGTGACGCATGATCGCCGCGAAGGCCAAAACGAAATTCGATGGATCGAAGGTGCGCAAGGCCGCCCGCGCCGGGAGCATCACGAGCTTCGGGCACGCCGGTGCGGCGATCCGTCTGCAGGCCCGGCACTCGATCAAGAAGAACCCGAAGAAGTCGGACGCCGGCATGCCGCCGAATACCCGCAAGGGAATTCTGCGGAGCGCAATCAAGTATGCAGTCAGCCGCTCCCCTTTGTCGGTGGTCATCGGTCCGGACGTGGATGTCGCCGGCACCAGCGGCATGGCGCACGAGTTCGGCGGGCGCTACCGGAAGGAGCGTTACGAAAAGCGGCCGTTCATGGGGCCGGCTTTCGAGAAAGTCAAACCCCGCCTGCCGCGTCTATGGGCGGGCTCAGTCAAAGGAGATTAATCATGTCGGTCAAATTCGGCTTGGACGCCAAGCTTTATCTCAGCGCCGGCGGCATCGGTACGCCCAGTTGGACGGAACTGTCGAACGTCAAGAACGTGACGCTCAACCTTCAGAAGGGCGAAGCCGATGTGACCACCCGCGCCAACAACGGGTGGAAGGCCACTGCCGGCACGCTTAAGGAAGGCAGTATCGAGTTTGAGATGGTCTGGGACACTGCCGACACCGGCTTCGGTGCCATCAAGGACGCCTACTTTAACAACACCGTCATCGGCCTGGCCGTGATGGATGGCGCGATGGATGCCGCCGGCAGCCAGGGCCTGTGGGCGGACTGCATGATCACGGATTTCTCGCGGGATGAACCGCTGGAAGACGCCATCAAGGTGAAGGTGACCGCCAAGCCGACGTACTCGGTCAATCCCCCGCAGTGGAAGACCACCGCCGCACCGGCACCTGCGCCCACGCCGTAGGCCGGCTAGGAACTCGTCCTCGGTTGCCACAAGCAAATGAAAAGCGGAGCAGAACCCCATGAAAACCTTTGTCGATAACGCCGGGCGCACCTGGACGGTCGCCATCAATGTGGACGCGATCAAGCGCGTGCGCGATCTGGCGCAGGTGAACCTGCTGGAAGTCATCGAGGGCAAACTGCTGGAGCGCCTGATTGGCGACCCGGTGCTGTTGTGCGACGTGATCTACAGCGTCTGCAAGCCGGAGGCGGACGCCAAGAACATCACCGATGTGGATTTCGGCCGCGCGATGGCCGGCGATGCCATCGACGGCGCCACGACCGCGCTGCTGGAGGACCTGGTTGATTTTTTCCCGCAGGGCCGGCGGCGGGTGCTGAGCAAGGCGCTGGCGAAACTCAAGCAATTCGAGACGGCGGCCCTGAACGCGGTGGAGATTCGGCTGGAGAGCCCGGAGTTGGAGCGGCAGATGGCGGCGCAACTGGCCGACCTGGCAGCCTCACCGCCTGGGAACTTATCTGGCAGTGCGCCGGAATCCTCGGCATCGACCCTGGACCCCGGAGCCTCCGCGAATTGATCGATATGGCGCGGGCGCGCCAGCAAGACAACTGGAACCACACCGCCGCCGTGCTGGCGCTGCTGGCCAACGTAAATAGAGATCCCAAACGCGGTCGGCCTTTCAAGCCCTCCGACTTCCACCCCGTTCAGGCCGCCAGCCAAGAAACGCCCCGGCCGCTCAAGGGCGACATCCGAATGCTCAAGGCCGTCTTTGTGGACAACGCTCCAAACAGGAGGAACCCATGAATCGGGAATTTATCAAATTGGTGATCATGCTCGGTGCAATGGCCATCGGCGCGCTGGCGCTCTTGGGGTGCTACAGCGGCAAAGTGCATTACTACGGTGACTGGCCCAAGGCCGACGCCCATGTCGCGGACATTGGCCAGAAGGTCACCGATGCGGCCATGAAGGTCAGCGGTTCGGCCGGGGAGATCGTCACCGCGGCGCGGGACGGGCGCAACGCCACGCCGGAGCCGGTGCGCCCGACCCTCGATCCGTTCTGGATCAAGATCGTCGCCAACGGACAGTTGATGTTGGCGCAGGGCGATGCGCTCAAGGCGATTCACCAGGACATCGATACGCTGCGTGGCGAAGTGCAGGCCGGCCAGAAGCAACTCAAGGAAGCGATGACTGCGTTGGAATCCGAAAAGTCCGGCCGCGCGCAGGACAATAAGGAATGGGAGAAGAAACTCGCCGCGGCCAACAGCCAGTGGGAACGCATGTTCCGCACCATCGCCTGGCTGGCCATTGTTGCCATCGGGATCAGCGTCACCGTCGGGGTGCTCATGCACGACTTCCGCGTCTCGATTGCCGGCGGGGCCGGCGGTATGGCCGTGGTGGTTGCGTGCATGATCGTCGGGCAGATTCAGCACTGGCTGCCGTGGGTAGCCGGTGGGCTTCTGGTGGCCGTGGCGCTGTGGGTGCTCATCGAAACCATCCTCCGCGGGTCGCTTCAGGCGGCGATCCGTACCACGCCGCTGCAGGACATTCGCGACGCGATCAGTGGCGTTGCGCCGGCGGCAGCCCCAGCAACCGCCCCGGCGACCGGAGGATAAGCCCATGGCATCTCAACAAGGCATTCGCGCCGGCAGCGCATTCATTGAGCTGTTCCTCAACGACGAGAAACTGGCCAAAGGTCTGCAAAAGGCCAGCAAGAAGCTCAAGGCCTTCGGTGATTCTATTAGCAGCTGGGGTAAGAAACTCGCCGGGATGGGCACGGCCATCACCGCGCCGCTGATCGGGTTTGCCAAGGTGTTTGCCTCCGGCAGCAAGGAACTCCAGACGCTCAGCCAGCGCACCGGCATCTCCGTGGCGGCGCTCTCCGAGTTGGGTTACGCGGCGGGAATCTCCGGCACCGACATGGAGACGTTGGAGGTCGGCATCAAGCGGATGCAGAAGACCTTGTATCAGGCAGCGACCGGCTCGCAGACTGCCACGGAAGCACTGGCGCAGTTGGGCCTGACGGTCAACGACCTGCGTGGGCTCTCGCCAGACCAGCAATTCAAACTGATCGCCGACAAACTCGCGGCGATCCAAAGTCCGGCCGTCCGCGCTGCGATGGCGATGCAGATCTTCGGCAAGTCCGGCACCCAGTTGCTCCCCATGATGGCCAAGGGTGCGGCGGGCATCGAGGCCATGCAGGAAGAGGCCCGAAAACTCGGTCTGACCGCCACGGAGACCGGCGTCGCCGTGGGCGTGAAACTCGAAGAATCGTTGGCCACGCTGTGGAAAGTACTCAACAAGCTCGGCTCCACCCTGGGTTCCGCCATTGCGCCGTTGCTGACGCAGGTGGCCAATCGGGTCATCGACATCGTGGTCAAGGCCATCGCGTGGGTAAAGCAGAATAAGGAACTGGTGGTCTCGATCTTCAAGGTCGCTGCCGGTGTGGTTGCGGCAGGCATTGCTCTCATCGTGCTGGGCAAGGCCATCACCATCCTGGGAACCGTCCTGAGTTCACTGGCCACGGTGGTCAGCGTCGTGGGCACCACCTTGGGCGTGATCGGTTCGATCATTGGGTGGTTGCTCTCGCCGATCGGGCTGGTAATCGTCGCGATCACGGCGCTGGGTGCATACCTTATATATGCCTCCGGTGCCGGGGGTAAAGCCCTGGCCTGGCTGGGGGCGCGTTTCACCGACCTGTACCAGTTCGCGTCTGCGGCGTTTGGCGGAATCGCCGATGCGCTCATGGCCGGCGACATCGCCCTGGCCGCCAAGATTCTGTGGCTCACGTTGAAGGTCGCCTGGATCAAGGGGGTTGGCGTTCTCGAATCGGCGTGGCTGACTTTCCGCAACTCCTTTATCAAGATCGGA